AGACAATTATGGCGACTTTCCCGGCGAGTGGCCCGGTTAAGACGCAGATCATTGGAAAGGAGACCACGGAGAATAAGGAAGCTGCCGAGAGGGTTCAGAATGACATGAACTACCAGCTTACCGAAGTCATGACCGAGTATCGCAGTGAGCATGAGCGCATGCTGTGGGGCTTGGGTCTATCCGGTAACGCGTTCAAGAAAGTCTATTACGACCCATCGCTGGCACGTCAAGTCTCTATCTTCGTCCCCGCTGAAGATGTGGTTGTGCCTTACGGCTCAGAGAATTTACAGAACGCCCCACGTGTAACGCATGTGATGCGTAAGACTGAGAACGAGCTAAAGAAACTACAAGTTGCTGGCTTCTACCGCGACGTTGAGCTTGGTACCCCCACTAATACATTAGATGATGTAGAGAAGAAGATCGCGGAGAAGATGGGCTTCCGCGCTACAACTGATGACCGCTACAAACTACTTGAGATGCAGGTTGACCTGAATCTTGAGGGGTACGAGGATGAGAGCGGTATAGCGTTGCCATACATCGTCACTATTGAGAAGGGTACCGGTACGGTATTGGCTATTCGCCGCAACTGGGAGCCAAGCGACGACAGTAAGCAAAAGCGCACTCACTTTGTCCACTACGGTTACATCCCCGGCTTTGGCTTCTATTGCTTTGGTCTGATCCACTTGATCGGCGCGTACGCTAAATCAGGCACTTCGCTGATGCGGCAGTTGGTCGATGCGGGCACGCTGGCAAACTTGCCGGGTGGTCTGAAGTCCAAAGGCATGCGCACTAAGGGAGACGATACCCCTATCGCTCCGGGCGAGTTCCGTGATGTGGATGTGGCGTCAGGCACCATCCGCGACAACATCCTGCCATTGCCATACAAAGAGCCGTCGCAGGTATTGATGTCCCTGATGAACCAGATCGTGGACGAGGGGCGTCGCTTCGCTTCCGCTGCTGATCTCAAAGTCTCTGACATGTCGGCGCAAGCCCCTGTTGGAACGACGTTAGCACTGTTAGAGCGCCAACTGAAAGTGATGAGCGCGGTTCAGGCTCGCATTCACTTTGCGATGAAGCAGGAGTTCAAGCTTCTGAAGCACATCATCGCGGCTTACGCTCCGACTGAGTACAGCTACGAGCCAGTTGAAGGTAGCCGTCGCGCACGTCAGCAAGACTACGAGATGGTAGATGTGATTCCAGTATCTGACCCTAACGCGGCAACTATGTCGCAGAAGGTGGTTCAGTATCAGGCAGTCATGCAGATGGCTCAGCAAAGCCCACAGATCTACGACATGGTCGAGCTGAACAAACAGATGCTTGAGGTCTTAGGTATCAAGAATGTCCACAAGCTTGTCCCTGCTGCGGAAGATCAGAAGCCAAGAGATCCAGTGTCAGAGAACATGGCGATCCTGAACATGAAGCCAGTCAAGGCTTTCTTGTATCAAGACCATGAAGCGCATTTGCAAGTGCATATGACCGCTATGCGTGACCCAAAGATCGCAGGTTTAGTGGGACAAAACCCACAGGCCAACATGATCATGGGCGCAATGATGGCGCATATCAACGAGCATATTGCGTTTGAGTACCGCAAACAGATCGAAGAACAGTTGGGCGTTCCAATCGATATTCCTAAATATGAGGATGGAGAAAGCATCCCAGAGGAGATGGAAGTTCAAATTAGCCGCATGATGGCTATGGCGGCAGATAAGTTGTTGCAGAAGGATCAAGCCGAGGCTGCACAACAGCAGGCACAGCAAGCTGCACAAGATCCGATTGTTCAGATGCAGCAGCAAGAGCTACAGATCAAGCAGCAGGAGTTGCAACTCAAAGCTCAAAAACTTCAGATTGATGCTGCGGCACAGACCGACAGAATGGACATCGAACTGGAACGCATTGCCGCGCAAAAACAAATCGCAGGTATGCAGGTCGGAGCTAAAGTCGCCAAAGATAAAGCGGATCTCGCTGCTCGGCAAGAAGAGGCTGGCGTTCGGATGGGTATCGACATAGCTAAGTCACAAGCGGAACTGGAACAGCGGTCAACTAGAACAAAGGAGTAATCAGTGGACAAGACACTGGCAATCATTAAAGAACGTATTAACGAGAAACAAGCCCAGCTTGCTCATGCCGTAAGTGAGGGCACAATGAAAGATTTCGCAGAGTATCGCGCAATATGCGGGGAGATTCGGGGTCTATCCATCGCAGAAGGCTTTATCTTAGACCTTGCAGACCAAATGGAGCGCAACAACGATGAGTGAAATACTAATCGCTACAGAAAGCGGTGAAGTACCACAGACTGAAGAAGAGAAAGCTAAACAGCTTCCTGAGCCTGCCGGATACCACATATTGGTAGCACTACCGGAGATTGAGGATGCGTTTGATAGCGGACTTCTTAAGGCGGATCAAACCAAGCAGTTTGAAGAAGTGTTGGCAACTGTGTTCTTTGTCGTAAAGGTAGGACCGGATTGCTATAAGGACGAAAAACGGTTCCCAAGTGGGCCGTGGTGCAAAGAAGGTGACTTTGTATTAGCCCGTCCAAACAGCGGCACCCGCCTGAAGATTCACGGTAAAGAGTTCCGTCTTATCAACGACGATACGGTGGAAGCAGTTGTGCAAGACCCACGCGGCATTCGTCGCGCATAAAGGAGATAGCAATTATGGAACAACAAGAATTTCAGTTTCCCGACGAGAAGGAAGAGAAGGGCAAACCCGCCGAGGCCAAACTGGATGATATCGAATTTGAAATAGAAGACGATACTCCTGAAGAAGATCGTGGTCGGGAACCGTTGCCTAAACAGATTGTCGAGGAGCTTGATCAGGATGATCTGGAGGACTATTCCGAGAAGGTAAAAGTCCGTCTGAAGCAGATGAAGAAGGTGTACCACGACGAGCGCCGGGAGAAGGAACAAGCCTTGCGGGAGCGTCAGGCTGCGGAAGACTTAGCAAAAAGAATACTTGAAGAAAACCGTAACCTCAAAGGTAAACTTTCTGAGGGGGAGAAGACTTATCTTCAAACTTATCAGTCAGCAGTTGAGTTGGAGGTAGACGCGGCTAAGAAAGCTTATAGAGAAGCCTACGATGCCGGGGATACAGATAAGTTGCTAGATGCGCAAGAAAAACTTAATTTTGCCCAAATTAAGTTGCAAAAGGCAAAAGATTATGTGCCCTCTTTACAATATGATCCGAATGAGGTACAAAGTAGTCCAGAAGTCCCAGTGGCTCGTCCTGACCCAAGGGCAGTTGCGTGGCAAGAGCGCAATACTTGGTTCGGTCAAGACGAGGAGATGACTAGTCTTGCACTTGGGCTACACCAAAAGCTAGTCAAACAGTACGGCAATCAGTACACGTCCACCGACGAGTATTGGCAGAAGATTGACGGAACCATGCGTCAACGCTTCCCGGACTACTTCCAAGATTCTACGCAGCAGGAATCTAAGCCTGTCTCGCGCACAGAAAAACCGTCCACGGTCGTGGCTCCTGCGACCCGTAGCACGTCCTCCAAAAAGATAGTGCTAAAGAGATCGCAGTTGGACACTATTAAGCGTCTTGGTATTACCCCTGAGCAATACGCCCGTGAACTAATGAAAATGGAGGCCAACAATGGCTGAAAACAGACTTGCCCGTGAACTTGAAACTCGTGCCGTGCAGGAGCGCCCCAAGCAGTGGGCTCCACCTGAGCTTCTCCCTGAACCAGATAAGCAACCCGGCTTCGCGTACAGATGGATTCGCGTCTCGACTTTGAACAACGCTGACCCACGCAACATTTCCGCCAAAATCCGGGAAGGCTGGGAGCCGGTCAAGATTGAGGAGCAACCAAAATTTCAACTGCTAGTCGATCCGAATAGTCGCTTTAAGGACAACATCGAGGTCGGCGGGTTGTTACTTTGCAACGGGCATCGTGGGCGTGTTCCTTGGCTGTAGCTACACTAACCCATCCACCGGTCAGAAGTTGTTCTCTAACTACTATCCGGGCGGTGTTGTTGCATCTGACATCCTCGCTTATGTTGCGGATGATCCTGATCAACTGTTTAAAGTCGCTGTGACTGGCGGCGCTACTTCGTCCACGATCACCCCGATCTCGGGTTCGATTCTGGGCGATAACCTCGCTATTTCGCAGCCTGCGTCGAACACCAGCATTTCGGGTAACTCGAATATCGGTGCTTACGATTCTGGCTCGAACACTGAC